TATACTCTCCTATAATCTGAAACCGGAAATGTTTCTTTCCTAGTGTCTCAATCTCCTCATTAAGAGTCTTGTTTGATCCGGTATAAACTTCCCAGTTTGACTCGACCTTCTTTTTATTTTTCTTAACAAAGTATTGCTTGCATCCTATGTAAGCCTTCTTTGTTTCCTTCCGAGTTATAAGATAGACAAACCCAAAGTTATTCTTAGTGTCGAGTCTCTGATGATATTCCCAATGCATTACCAATTCACTACTTCTTCAACATCAGGTTCTTTGGTAACTTGTGTAAGAAACCTTTTGCCTCTTGCATACTGGAACACACGAAGACCCTTACCTTGGTTAGCATCCTCCCAGCACTCTCGCTTATGTCCACAATAGATACAACCAACAGCAAGCTTATGATTCCCAGACTTACCGTCAGGAAGATCAGCATAACACCTATCAGGTACCACGCTGTCTGTAACCATCCCTTTAAGATATTCCACTCTTTGTTTAGCATTGATCATATCCATCTGATGTACAGGAGTTAAACATATTTCTCCTGTTGATTTGTTTATAGCAAGGAAGGCAGCTCGATCAACTCCATTGGCATGAGCATAAGCGGATATCTGAGCTATGTATCCGAAGGGATCATCCTCTGCAAGCTTGTGATATCGGAACTTATCAAAGCCCGGACCACTGGCAGACTTACAATCAACCAGAACGCCATCTATCATAGCATCTTGGTGACCCCTCACTCCCTCGACTTCTACTTCTCTTTGTTGATCTGTTACTGTGTGACCTGAGATAGAAGCACAGAGAAGCAATAACTCTTCCAAGATATATCCGTATAAAAACTTTATACGAGTGGAGGGTTGAAGCTGTACATCCTTCAGAGGTTTATTAAGATCGTACCAGAGCTGTCTGTTTGGTTTGCCAATGGCAGACAATCGTAGGTTGGCACGATCTCTGGGCTTCTCGTAGAGGAACTCCTTGATGTGTGTCTTAAGCATGTTACCAAAGTTATCTATATGTTTATCTACCTCCTCTTCATCCATCTCAATAGGATCAAGGGTAAAGAGATTATAGATATCTTCAACTAATGTTTCTACCTGTTTCATGTGAGATAGAAAGGGTGTCACACTGCCCTCATTCAAAACAAAGTGACACCCTCTCTCCTTTCTAGTTATTAAAAGGGGACGTTATCTTCCTGCACGTAGCCTCCTTCTACTGGTTCAAAGTCTTGGTCCTCTCTGGTGTACTCAATGAAGTCCACCACTTGCACCGCTGCCAAGTCAGCAGATACCCCTGATTTACCAGCATAGTTCCACTCGTAAGGAACGGCCTTAACATTTACTATACTACCATTCGCAATCAATTTCCCATTCCAAGGATTGTTCTGTGAATCTTTCACAAAAGGAGCGGCTCGTTGACTACCGTCAGCACGTAACACTTTACGTTTGATGGTAACAAAGTCACCCCTGTCGTCATCCTTGTTGTTGATAGGAAGGCCAGCTCCCTCGATGACAGATCGGTTGTCATCATTAACCTCAACCTGTATAGACCAAACCGGATCGAACTTGGTATTCGGCTCGATGATTGAAGCGTAGTGACACTTACCGGAAATGTAAATCGGATCGTTCATTCTGTTCTCCTTTAAAATGCTGCACCATTGCAGCCATGAGTGGGGATCATTCCCCTAGTTCTACTACTGACTAAGCAACGAGTGAATTATACCACACTCGTATCTGGGAAGTCAAGTACTTTTTTCGTACTCTTCCAAATATTCTGAAGCTCTTCGTACATAGTTGGCATTATCCTCAAAGAATCCCAAAGCACTATTGCATTTAGCACAGATCCACCCCTTGAAAGCTCCTGTGTTATGATCGTGGTCTATACAAAATGGGGATGTGTTTCCGTTTGTTTCGGGAATAATTTGTTCTGGAGTTTTTAAACATATTGGACAAACATATCCTTCTGCCGGGTACGGATGAGTCTTTCTTAATAGTCTTGTATCCCTATCCAGCCGCCATCGACATTTTTTACATACCCTTTGTATTATTAAGGTTCCATTTTTCTTAATCGAACCAGCTTGATTTACAAAATATTCAATTGGTTTTTCCTCATTACATTTAATACAAGTTCTAATTTCTTTTGAGGTATCTATAGATTTGACACTCTCAAATAATTCGTATTGATTCTCCATTAGTGTGTCTCCGACCAGTTGTTTCCTACTTTGTAGCTAGAGTCAAGATCACATTTAAAATTTAGAATCTTCTGTGCTGAGTAGATAGCTTCTTTTGTTATCCCGGTGAAGCATTCAATGTCGGGCTTGGCTACCTCGAATTGGTACTCATCGTGTACCGATGCTACCAATCGAGCATCCAGCCCTGACCTTTGTATTCTCTTATCCATTTCAACAAGCCATTGCTTACAAACGATTGCACCAGCTCCTTGGATAAGAGTATTTAAAGCAGCATGATCATACCTAATATGTAATCTTCGACCATCTAAGCCCTTGATCATACCACTCTTAGCTGCCTTTTGTATATTAGATCGAAGTATCTTTAACTCTGGTACATTTTGTAAAAACTTTTCTATAAGTTTCCTCCCCGTCTGAGAAGATCCACCTACTATCTTCCCTATCTTGGCTGCTCCTGCTCCGTAGAGGAATGCATAGATAAATGTCTTTGCTTGATCTCTAGTTTGTAGACCAGCCGCTTTCTGATTAGCTGCATGTATGTCTGAGGTAAGGAGTATCTTTGTATAATTCTTATCATCCATATAATGTGCCAAACATCGTAGCTCCAGACCACTAGCATCAGTACCCACAAGCTTATGTGTCTCTGGATTAGATACCCCCCAGAGGGATCGACACTCTGTACCGTAAGGAGAATAGACTGCTGGAACTTGGGCCATGTTAGGTTTGTGGTGAGCCATGCGTCCTGTGATAGTACGAAGAGTAAGAACCTTACCGTGAACTCGATCATCTTCCTGACACTCTTGTATCCACGATTTAAGAAGTCCGGTTCTCTTTTGTAATAAGAAGTATCTACTAAACATCTTAGCTTCAGGCATGTCCTTGATCTTGGATAGAACTTCCTCATTAATAATAATGTTATCCTTATCTGTGAACTTCTTGGGTTTCCATCCTCTCTCCATCAGACGTTCGGCAATCTGTTTTCTACTGGAGATGTTGAATGGAATATATTTAACCTTGGTTTTTAGCTGCACCTCAGTAGGTTCAAACATATCATTAGCCTGAGCTTCAAGCTGATGTTGTTCATCCTCCAGTTGAGCTAGAAGGATTTGTCCTTCCATAAGATTAAAGGCAAAGCCATTGTCTTGTTGTCTATCTATTATAGATCTTATCTGACGTTCCAACTCGTAAGCTTGTGGGCTGAAGATCCTCCCTTCCTTTTCCAGACTAACCCCAAGCTTTCGGGTTAGCTCAGTGTCACGTATACAATACTCCAACATCTCTGGACTGTACTCACCAAACTCATTAAGTTCTCCTTTGGAATAGTTTAATCTCTCTCCCCACGATTGCAGGGAATGTCCCCCGTCTCGAACAGGATTATATAACTGAGATTCAATTAGCGTATCTCGTATCTGGTCAGGTCTTATCTTGGCATTAGCCAGACGATTAAGAATAGGACCATCAAAAGAGATACCATTGTGCATGATGAATTGATCTATCTTTCCAGACCATCCACCGAATTGAGCACACTCATCACCAACCCATTGTCTTGTTTCTCCTGTTAAATAATGTTGGGCCACTATGCAATGTATCTTTGTTGCATCAAGACCATCTGTTTCTATATCAACAACTGCTTTCGTCATAGGTCATATCCATTAGGTAAGCATCACTGGTTGAGATGTGGAAGAACTTCTCTCCCTTCTGGATGTTGCGGTTGGGAGCTTCTCTCACATTACATTCAAGAAGAGTATGACCATCTATATGCCAAGCCTTCTTACAGTCATTTCGGAATACAACGAATGTTAGTATGTCATCAGGACATTCCTCTTGCCATTTATCGAGAAGCCTTCTCTTTCTTTCAGGGATACGTATCTCATCCCAAGAGTCAGGCCAGTCTCCCTTCCAAGAATATTTTATCTCTACCTCGTAGAGTATTCGAGGAAGATCACCATCTACCGTGCAGACAATATCAAAGTAGAATGTCTCATTGGTAGCTATATTAGAGTGATCGTGAAACTTAAGCCAACCTACCATCTGCTTCTTAGCTTTGGTGTCGGCCACATCGTATAGTGTTTTATCGAAGGGCTTTCTCATTCCTCGTCCTCACAATTACATTGGGTTGGAATTTCATCGTCTCCTAACATAGCACTCCACTCATAACCACATATATTACATACAGGGTGACCGTTTGTTTCTATAATCATTCTTCATCCTCCAAAAAGGGGTTATCTATTTGTGT